ACCAATCGTCGTAGACACCACCGTCTAAGACATAAACAAAGGGGCAAAAAATGGCACGACTCAAAATAACAAGGGCTACCGGCGAGGTATCTGAGCATCAGATTACTCCACGTATTGAGTACGCCTTTGAGCTCTATGCTAAAAAAGGTTTTCATAAAGCCTTTAGAGACGATGAAAAACAGACGGATTTATTTTGGCTGGCGTGGGAGTGTATTAGATCTACCGGCGAGACTGTAAAAAGTTTTGGCCCGGAGTTTTTAGATACTCTCGCTAAAGTCGAAGTATTAGACGATCTGCCTTTAGCTTAGGGCGCGGCTCTTTAACCTATTTAGTAGCTCAGCTATCGATTAGGTTAGGGGTCGCGCCTCAGGCGATACTCGATCTCGATCCCGAGATGTTCAAGATGTTAATAAAAGTATTAAACGAGGAAGCTGAGGAGGTTAAACAAAATGCCAGTAGACGTAAAAGGCGTTAAGGAAACCATCAAGGCACTCCGTAAGTTTGATCCTGAACTATTAAAAGAGATGAACGCCGAGATTAAATCGGTAATGGTGCCCTTGCGTGATAAAGCGCGAGGGTACGCACCGTCTCCGGTGCCGGGTAATCTTTACGGCTGGAACGAGAACACAGTAGGCCAAAAGATCACAGCTAAAAACTCAGCGTTTAGAACCTTTAACACCGAGGGCCGTTTACGTTTATTTCCACTATACGATTATCAGACAGTCGTAAAAGGGATCTACTACTCTCAGGCACCTAGTAAGCGCAATAAAAACGGATGGCGAGCGCTGTACTTTGTAGCTAACCGATCAGCTGCCGGATCTATCTATGAAACAGCCGGCCGTAAAAATCCGGGTGGAGATCCAAACAGTAAATCTAATAACCCAGGAGCAGGTGCTAATTTTATTAGCCGTATGGGGCCTTTATACGGCGATAATCAAGCCGAGCGCGGTCGTATGATTTTTAGAGCGTGGAAAGAGGACGAGGGTAAAGCACAAAAAGCCGTCGTAGATGCAATTACTAAAACGATCGAGGCCTTTAATCAAGGCCGTTACGCTAAGGCGGCATAATGGCTAATCTACCTAGTTTATTAGTAAATGCCGTTACCACCTTTGACGGTAAAGCTCTAGCTAAAGGCCAAAAGAGTATCGCCTCTTTTGCTAAGACAGCTGCTCGATCTCTCGGGCTAGCTTTTGGTACAGCTGGGGTAGTCGCTTTTGGTAAGGCCTCGGTTAAGGCTTTTGCGGAGGATGAAAAGGCAGCTACTCGCCTAGCTCGTACCGTAGATAATCTCGGGTTAGGCTTTGAGAATACTCGCATTACTAAGTTTATAGCCGACCTCGAAAAGACGGCTAACGTAGCCGACGATGTTTTACGTCCGGCGTTTAGCTCACTTTTGACCACTACTGGATCAGTCGAGAGATCACAAAGATTATTAGCTCTTTCGCTAGATGTTGCAGCCGGCAGCGGTGAGGACGTAGCTACTGTTGCAGCCGATTTATCGGCGGCATATGTAGGTAATACTAAAGGCTTAGCAAAATACCGTTTAGGACTGACAAAAGCTGAGTTAGCTGGCAAGGGCTTTAACGAGATACAAGATTTACTAAATAAACAATTCGCCGGACAAAATGCAGCTCGTTTAGATACATACGAGGGCAAGGTAGCAGCGTTAGGCGTAGCGTTTGGAAACCTACAGGAGACAGTAGGACAGGGGCTCGTCGAGTCTTTTGCTATTCTCGCAGGCGATGGCGGTATAGCAGGTGCTACCGAGGCTATGGATAAGTTTGGCGAAAGCGCTCGAGACGTTCTAGTAGGTACAGCTAGTTATGTAGATAAATTACTCGATAAATTAAACGGTATTAGCGGCAAGGGTGGCGGGTTTAATTGGCTGTCGCTTATTCCAATTATCGGAGGCTATACCGGCGAGGGTGGCGTATTTAGTAAATTAGCTCAAGAGGGCCGCGCTGTTACTGGTCGTGATAAACAATATGGCGGCGCATATGCGGATAAATACAATGCTGAAAAAGAGGCGGCAGCTGCTAAAGCTCGAGCTAAGGCTGAGGCCGATGCTGCACGTCGAGCTAAAGAGCTACTAGCTTTACAGAAAAAGGCTCAAATTGCAGAGAAAAATAAACTAGCTCTGACTAAAGCCGCTGCCGTTTTTGACTCTACTCGTATCTCTCTCGCAGCTGCATTACAGGCTACATATGACAAGGAGACACGTCTACGCCTTGAGGCTCTTATCGCTATCGAAAACGAGCAAGGGGATCTAGCGCTCAAAAAGATTAACGAGCTAGCCAATTTCCAAAAAAATGCAGACTTACAAAAGCTAGCCGGTATTACGACTATCGGCGATGCAGCTCTACAAGAGCTAAATAATCGCCTGCTCAATGAGCTCAGAGTGATTAACTCGAGCAAGATGGCCGAGGAGGATAAGGAGCTAGCACGTGAGGAGGCGTTTAAGAAATATAACGCTGCTTTAGTAGCTGCCGGTGGCCTTGCTGAAAAGAATAGCTACGACGAGCGTACACAGATCCAATTAACCGAGGTAGCACGTTTAGCCTCTCTGAGTAAGACATATAACGCGAGCTTAACGCTAGACAAGATACGCGAGTCCGAGGAGATCAATATGATCGACCGCGTAGCTAAGGCACAAAAGGCGGCCGACGATGCTCGACTAGCTGCATTACAGCAATATATAAACCTTTTGGGTACGGTCGGCTCAGGCGGCTCAGCTGGAAGCGGTGGCGGCGGTGGCGGCGGTGGCGGCGGTGGAGGTAATCTGACCGCAGCTACATATGCCTCAGTAGCCGCTAAAGAGGCTGCCGATGCTGTTAAATACTTTAATCAAAGCGTTACCGATACTTTCCAAACCGTAGAGGACTCAGGGGCTTTTAATGCTCTCGTTAAATCCTTTATGGGTGGAGCTATCGGATCCTTTAACGCTGGAGATTTTAGAGCTACCGAGGGCGGTACTACTTTTAACTCCGGCGCTGTAGGAGCTTTTGATCGCGATATTAATATCAAGATCGAGACAGGTGTAGGAGATCCTGAGGCTATCGCTAGAGCTGTTGAGGATGTACTCAATCAATCAGGCTACCGAGGTACCTCTGTTAATCGTGGTACAGGGGTATACATATCGTGAGTGCGTGGTTACCTGAGTGGAAAATCATTGTAGGTACGACCGAATACACAAACGTCCTAAGCGTAACTATGGCTACTGGCCGCGATGATATCGATCTCCAATGTAACGCCGGCTATGCCCGTATGGAGATCCTAAATACCAATTCTCAGGCTTTCGATATTGACGTAACCGATGCGTTAGTACTAGAGCTCAAAAACAGTTCCGGCGTATACGTACCCGTGTTTGGTGGGCAGGTATCCGATTTTGGTATTTCAGTACGTAGCCCGGAGGAGTACGGGTTTGTGACCGTCGGTACCGTGTTAGCCGTCGGATCTCTCGCTAAGCTAACTAAGGCGCTATTTCCCGATGCGCTCATTAAAGATTACGACGGTAATCAAATCTACGACATCCTTAACGAGCTACTTATTAATAGCTGGTTTGAGGTAGCTCCGTCGCTCCAATGGGCAGACTATGACCCGGCTACCACGTGGGCCGATGCTGAAAACGTAGGGTTAGGCGAGATCGATCAGCCGGGCCTCTACGAGATGATTAGCCGCTCAGCTGATCCATATAGCAGCTATAACCTATGCGCTCAGATCGCTCAGAGTGCACTCGGACAGCTTTACGAGAATAAAGCCGGGCAAGTGTGTTATGCCGATGGAGATCACCGTACGGCCTATCTCTCAGCCAACGGCTATAAAACTATCTCAGCTAATTACGCCATACCTACGAGCGTTAAATCGATCCTACAGATCGGCAAGATCCGTAACTCTTTAGTATTCAACTACGGTAATAACTATAACTCTCAGGCTACCGATACCGATCCGGACTCGATCGCCACCTATGGGCGTTATCAGCGCAGCTTTAGTAGCAACCTACATAACCTAACCGATGTAGTCGATGTTATGGATCGCGAGCTAGGCCTCCGTGCTATTCCACGCGAGCAGCTACAGGCGATTAGCTTTAGATTAGATAACGCTGATATGCCTGATACCGAGCGTAATAAAATTATCGATATCTTTTTTGGTGAGCCGGTCATTATTAGCGACCTGCCTAACAATATGTTTAACGGTCAATTTAACGGCTTTGTAGAGGGTTTTGCTATTAGAGCTACACCTAGTTACGTCGATTTTACTTTAACCCTAAGCCCTACAGATTTCTCACTAATTGCGCCACAATGGGCAACGGTGAGCCCGGGATCCTTAATATGGACAGGTGTAAACGCTACACTTATCTGGGAGAACGCATACGGAGGACTAACATAATGGCAACTACAACCCCTAATTTCGGATGGCCGGTGCCAACCTCCACCGATTTAGTTAAAGACGGCGCTACGGCGATGGAAGCTCTAGGAGATGCTATCGATACCTCGATGGTAGATCTCAAGGGCGGTACCACGGGACAGGTACTAGCTAAAGCATCTAATACGGATATGGATTTTAGCTGGGTCGCTCAGGATGACAGCAACGCTATCCAAAATACTATCGTCGATGCTAAAGGCGATTTAATTACAGCTACAGCGGCCGATACCCCGGCTCGCTTAGCTGTTGGTAATAACGGCGAGACACTCGTAGCAGATAGTTCCACTTCAACAGGTTTGCGCTATCAGTCAGCCTACAACGGCAACGCTGTAATAAATGGCGGTATGGACATTTGGCAACGTGGCACTTCTGCAGCAGGTTCATATCCGACTTATCTTGCAGACCGTTGGATGAATTATCGCGCTGTTGCAGGTTCAACATATAGCCGACAGAGCACAAGCGATACAACTAATTTGCCTTTTATTCAATATTGCCAGCGCGTATCACGCGATAGCGGAAATACCGCTACTAATCCACTTTACATTTCGCAATCATTAGAAAACGAGCAAAGCCGTACTTTTATCGGTCAGACAGTTACTTTGTCTTGGTATGCAAGAGCAGGTGCTAATTTCAGCGCAGCATCTAGCAATATGATTTACGACCTAGCCTACGGAACTGGAACTAATCAAAACTTAATCGCTGGTTTTACTGGTCAAACAAATGTCGTAGGTGGAACTAAAACACTTACTACTACTTGGCAACGCTTTAGTGTGACTGGAACAGTTTCATCATCAGCGACACAATTAGGTATTAACCTTTATTTTACACCTGTTGGAACTGCTGGTGCTGCTGATTATATGGAAATTACTGGAGTGCAGTTAGAACTTGGTTCAGTAGCAACAACTTTTAAGCGCGCTGGCGGAACAATTCAAGGAGAATTAGCCGCTTGCCAGAGGTATTACTTCCGCACAGTTGCGGGTGCTGCCTATGGTCGACTTTCACAATTTGGAAACGCATCGGGGGCAACACAATTTGCTGCTTGGGTTCAGCCACCTGTACCTATGAGAACAACACCAACGGCAATTGAATACGGCGGAAATCTCGGAGCAGGTGACAATGTAGCAGTAACTGCAATTACCACTCTAGCGCTTAGTGGGCAAGCCAATAATAGTTACATTGGCATTGATGCAAATGTTGCTTCAGGGCTTACCACTTATCGCGGTTACAACATTATTGCAAACAACTCATCAACGGCTTACATAGCAGCAACGGCGGAGTTATAAAATGGATAAAGTCACATTTATTGAAGTCACAGACCCAATGACCCAAGAGGTAACAGAACACGCAATTATTGACCACGGCAACGGGGGATTTACCTCAATGCTTAAATCAACTTACGAAGCGCAGCAAGCGGAACAATCCACACCAAACCTAGCGGTCGATGCTAAAGAGCTATAACGGATACCCGGCCTCTAAAGATCCGAGTGAGATAAACATAAAGTCCTACCCGGTAAAGGGTACGGATCGTAAGCTAAAGTGCGCTAGCAGCGTGGGCCCGTTGCTAGCCGCTTTTGCTGCCGAGTTTCACGAACTGATCGAGCCGATTGATGAGGGTACCTTTGATGACTGGGGATACGCTTTTAGGATGGTACGCGGTACTACTGACCGCCTATCGTGTCACTCGAGCGGCACAGCTATCGACCTTAACGCGACTAAGCATCCACTAGGTAAAGCAGGGACTTTCCCAGCTGAAAAGATCCCGATGCTCAGAGCTCTAGCTAAAAAATATGGCCTTAAGTGGGGCGGAGACTTTAAGAGCCGTCCGGACGATATGCATTTTGAGGTAGAGATCAGCGCGGTAAAAGCGGCCGAGCTCATTAAAAAGCTACAATTAACTTAGAGGGCAGGATCGAGGTAAGTATGAAAGAGCAACTACTCGCGGCGGCTAAGTCTTATGCACGTGCAGCTTTAGCCTCAGCGGCAGCTCTCTATATGTCCGGTATTACCGACCCGAAAGTACTAGCTAACGCTTTTATCGCTGGACTCGTGGGGCCTTTGTTAAAGGCGCTGCAACCTAGCGAAAAAGAGATCGGTATCAAGGGTAAGTAAATGGAACAGGCTCAGCTAGTAATTGGCGTTACCCTCGGGGCTAGCGCTATTTTGGGGTTACTAGCTGGGCTTATCCGTAAAACGGTTAATTATTATTTAAGTGAGTTAAAGCCTGACGGTAACGGCGGCCACAATTTAGCCGGGCGCGTTGAGCGTATCGAGCAGCGTGTAGACCGTATTTATGAGCTGTTGCTCGAGGACAAGCTGAGCAAGTAGCGACACGCCAAAACTTATGTCTTTTGATTTCTGACAAAAAGCCCCCATACTGATACTACAAACGCTGAGAGGGCTACTCGGTAGCTTGATCGGCCTAAACAAAGGGCTAAGTAAATGAATAGTGCAGATATATTAATAGCGGCTTTTGCCGTTTTTATCGGTTTTATGTTTATGGTAATCGGATACTCGATCGGTTATCGACAAGGGCACGGCGAGGGCTTTATTAGAGGCCGCGCTATCGCTCAAGCTCTCAAAGACAAGGAGCTAATCTAATGTATCCAAACGTGATCGTTATAAATCCTGATTTTGTGTGCGCTGTAAATAATTGCGGTAATGCCATACACGAGGGACAAACAGTAATTTTAGATATAGACGAAAGCCGCTCTCTATTTTTGTGCTCTCCTTGTTACAGCAAAATAATTAATATGGGAGGCAAAATATAATGGGATTTTTAGATAACTACGAGGATGTAAACGCTCGTATTAAGCGCTTTAGAACAGAGTTTCCATCGGGTCGATTAGTGGCCTATATCGAGGATATTGACATAATCAAAGGTACGGTGCTCGTTAAAGCTGAGGCGTATCGTGAGTATGAGGATGCTGTACCTAGCGCTGTAGATTATGCGTTTGGTAACGTGGCAACTCTTACTAACAATATGAAAAAATGGCTAATCGAGGATACGGTCACGAGCGCCTATGGCCGCGTTATCGGACTTTTAACGCCAAGCGAACACGCACGGCCTACGGTTCAAGATATGCAAAAGGTAGAAAACCTACCGGCTGATCCGGATCCGTGGAGCACAAAGGCAGCTATCGAGGATATGCCGACAATGGCTACAGCTGTAAACGAGATCTCTCAGAGTCTAGGCGGTGAGCAAGTAGCCGAAGCGCCACGATGCCCTCACGGCACGATGGTATGGGCAACAGGCACGAGCAAGGCCGGTAAGCCGTGGGCCTGTTACCGATGCACAGAGCGCAACAAAGCGAGCCAATGCGAGCCAAACTGGTACGTATTAACTAGCGACGGCAAGTGGAAGCCTCAGGTGTAACAATGGGCGAGATTACTTTTATCAAAGACGGATACGCGACTACAATCCACGATAACGGCGATGTAACTATCGTGGCCTCGTACCAATGCGATCAATGCCATAAATGGGATACCGCTTTAGGCGGTTTTAATGTACGCGATGTATCGGGCGAGGTCGTAATGTGGTTATGTGCACAATGCCGAGCGTAGCTAAAGTCATACTCGATAGACAGCAAGAGCTAGCGGCGCACCAAGCCGCGCTCGATCGTGTTAAATATTTTAACTCGCAGATGGACGATCCGAGTCAGCACGGGCAGCGCTTTACAAACCTGCACGAGTTCATATGGCAAAAAGCCGAGGGCGCTGGTGCTGAGATAGCTGTAGCTAACTATTTTGGAGATTACGGGTTTGTACCTAAACCACCGGATAACAGCGAAGCTGATGTAGGTAATAACATCGAGGTTAAATGGACCAAACACGCTCACGGCCATCTCATCGTACAAAATAAACAGTACAAGCGAGACGATATGGTCGCGATACTTGTAACCGGCTTAAGTCCGGTTTACCTAGTAATGGGCTGGATGCCGCTCCATATGATTATGCAGCCTAAATACCGCCATCCTAATCAGGGTAATTACTGGGTACCTAAATCTAATTTATTCGAGATGCAATATCTAAAGAGGTCTAACTATGGAGACAATTAAGTACGAGTGTCGTAAGTGTAAAAAGGTTACGGAGCAGATCGAGCGCATTATTACCGATAACCTGCCACCTAACGTTAAAACGCTTCAATGTACTAAGTGCGGCTGTATGGGCGTTTGCTTGATGGAGGCTAAAGATGACTAAAGACTGTGAAAAATGCGGTAAAGAAAAGCCTCTAAACGACTTTATTATTAATGATTACGTAATTAGGTCTAATTGTGAGGAGTGCGTTAGTGCCAACATATGAGTATGAGTGCATAGTGTGTAACGTGCGTTACGAGACTATCGAGAAAATGGCAGAGCACACTACGCCGTACTGTTGCTCGATGATGATGCGACAGATCTACAGCGCTCCGGGTATCAGCTTTAAGGGCACGGGATGGGGTAAAGATGCTTAAGGTACTAGATCTATTCTGCGGTGCAGGTGGGGCCTCGATGGGTTATCACCGAGCCGGGTTTGATGTTACAGGGATGGATATTAAACACGGTAAGAGATATCCATTTAAGTACATACGTAAAGATGTAATGGAGTTACGTCCTGAGGATTTAGAGCTACCAGGCTGATTAGTCGTAATCTCGACCGGATCAAAAAAATCTAAATCAAGGGCTGCGATAATGCCGGCGTTATAGTCCGGCGTATAAAGGTCTAGCTCAATAGCATCGCAGCGAGTACGAGTATCTTTACGGCTAGCTACGTAGGCACGTGCGTAATCGAGTGCGGCTTGATCGGTTTCCATTACTAGATTTTGTTGATTATATGAGTGCACAAAATACTCATCGATCGAGTCCTGATCTTGAGCTATCTGAGCCGTACCGCCGATCTTGGTAATCGAGGCAGAGTTATAGACCTGCGTATCGTCCAAGCGCCAAACGGCGTTAAAGTAAGTAATCTCGCTACCATCATCATTAAATACGACCGGAGGTAATGCCTGAGAGGTAATGCAAAACTCTCGGTCATGCAGCTCTACGGATCCGCGAGCGTTAATATATAAAGCTCCGTACTCGGAGATAGTTGCGGTTTGTAGTGCAGCTAGAGCGGTGCGAGGTGTACCCGGGTCCGCTTGAAAAATGGTATCTCCGTATTGGATCTCACGCATAGATGGAGGCCAAGCGATCTCGTCGAGGATAGCGTTTACGCGCTCGCCGGGTAAGTCACCGGCCTCGGCTAGAGTCACCGTAGAGACTTGGCTATTTTGGAATAATCTAAAAGCATCTACCGCCGTGATAGTTGTATAAACTACATCCGTAGCCATCTTAGGCGTAGTAGTTGTATAGCTAGTAATAAAGCCGCTAAACATCGGATACTCGATACCGTCATAGGTACCCGTAATCTGTACCTTACGTAGAGGTGTAAGTAATCCGTAATACGGTCCATCCGGATTTTGAGGGTTAAAGTCTCCATTTTGATCGACGATACGTAGAGTTAGGGTACCCGTTTGAAATACGTCCGCCTGAGCGTTACGGCCTCTAAAGATCCAAAAGAGATCGGCATAAAGTCGTACTCCGTGAACGGTACGGCTCTGCGGCTTAGGTGCGCTGAGAGTGTTGGGCCTCTCTTAGCCGCCTTTGCTGCGGAGTTTCACGAGCTAATCGAGCCGATCGATGGCGGTACCTTAGACGATTGGGGCTACGCTTTTAGGATGGTCCGAGGATCTACTGATCGCTTATCGTGTCACTCATCCGGTACGGCTATCGATCTAAATGCGACAAAGCATCCATTAGGTAAGGCAGGTACTTTCCCGGCCGAAAAGATCCCGATGCTGAGAGCACTAGCTAAAAAGTACGGTCTCAAGTGGGGCGGAGACTTTAAGAGCCGTCCGGACGATATGCACTTTGAGATCGAGGTAAGTGCCACAAAGGCAAAAGAGCTAATTAAAAAGTTAGGACTAAACAATGAATAAAAAACAATTAGAGGCAGCTGCAAAATCATACGCACGAGCAGCGCTCGCCTCCGTGGCAGCTTTGTATATGTCAGGTGTAACAGATCCAAAAGTACTAGCTAATGCTTTTATCGCCGGACTCGTAGGGCCGTTACTCAAAGCACTCCAACCTAGCGAGAAGCAATTCGGCCTAGGCGCTAAATGATCCGGGCCCTGATAGGGGCGATAGTGGGGACTTTGCTCCTATCGGGGTGCGGTTATCAGGGATGGGTGAGATATGAGTGCCAAGAATACGAAAACTGGACAAAACCTGAGTGCACTCCTCCACAATGCGAGGTTACGGGAGTCTGCTCTAAGGACCTTATTACGCACGATGAGTAAAGAGAATAAGCGCCTCACTCCTGAGGACATACACGCGCGGTTAATCTTTTTAATTGGCGCGGTTTTGGCATTAACTTTTTTTGTAATTACCGGGGGTGCCGTTTATGCCTTGGTCTTTGTAACTCAACCCGTAGGTGCTCAAGCTCCTAACGATCGAGATTTTATACAGTTATTACAAACCTTGGCCATATTCTTAACCGGTGCTCTAGGTGGGGTGCTGGCAGGTAATGGGCTCAAGTCCAAGCCCAAAGATAAAAGCGACACGCCAAGCGACACTAAGCTTTGATATCTGACTTTTAGCCCTCATACTGATACTACAAACGCTGAGAGGGCTACTCGGTCGAGTTGCTTAATCAGCCTTAACAAAGGGCTAAGTATATGAATAGTGCAGATATATTAATCGCTGCTTTTGCAGCTTTTATCGGTTTTATGTTTATGGTAATCGGCTACTCGATAGGTTACCGACAAGGGCACGGCGAGGGTTTTATTCGAGGCCGCGCTATCGCTCAAGCTCTGAAAGAAAAGGAGCTAATCTAAATGGGATTTTTAGATAATTACGAGGATGTAAACGCACGTATTAAGCGCTTTAGATCAGAGTTTCCATCCGGGCGATTAGTTGCATATATTGAGAGCTTTGATATCGAAAAAGGTACGATCTTAGTAAGAGCCGAGTCTTACCGTGAGTATGAGGATACGGTGCCAAGCGCGGTCGATTATGCTTTTGGTAACGTAGCAACCTATCCGCAAAATATGCGTAAATGGATGGTAGAGGACACGATCACGAGCAGCTATGGCAGGTGTATCGGCCTTTTGACTCCAAGCCTTGAGCACTCCTCGAGGCCTACGGTGCAGGATATGGAAAAGGT